ATCATCTCCAAGCTTTCTTCCATAATATTCGGCAACTTGTTCAATAATTGGCATTCCATTTTCATCTCTGCCATCCATATCAATTATCTCTATGGCAGTAAAGTCTTCTGAACTACCTCTACTTACATCACAAGAAGCAATATATCTATGTCCTGCAATCGGTGGCTTCCAAAACCAAGTTTCCTCAACAAATTGGTCTTTCATGTCAGCAAGAGGCTCTCTTACGTTTAGTTTCTCTTGCATCTCAATATATTCAGGGTCAATCACGTTATCAGATGAACCAACAAATGATACGTCAAGTTCTTGTGCAATCTTAACCTTATCATTATTAAATGATTTGCACATTTCCTCATACCAAGGAGAACGAGGTGTCCAACCCTTTTTTACAAGGTCTTCCCAATGCTCTTCATCATATTTTACTGTTCCGGTTTTATCAATAGTTGGCTCAATAATCCAATCTATTTCTCCAGTTGATTTATTCTTTTTAAACCATTTAAGGTTTTTGTTATATCTTGGGTCTTGATACCATCTAAATTGAACTGCAATAAAGTTATTTTCCTTTGCTAACGCCAAACGATAAGTATTATAGTATAGCATATCTTTACCATTAGGCGTTGACACCATTACGGTTTTGGAATTTGGGTTTGATGACATTGTTGCTGCTGCTGTTGCATAAACAGCAGTTCCGTTTTCAATGAACGCAGCCTCATCAAGAATAAGAATTGATACAGCAGATATACCACGAGCAGCATTTTCACCAGATGACCTTGCAACAATTCTACAGCCATTAAATAATTCAAGTTCAGATTTTGAATCTTTTATAAAAATACTTTTTGTATTTTTTTCTGACTTTGGGTCTGGAGAATAATATTCATCTCCCCAATACCAACGAGGAACTTGTACCAAAAAATCCCTTATTTTGGTAATTAATTGCTGTGCAAGGTCAAGTTTGTTTCCTATGCATAGAATTGTCTCAGGAGCATCTGCATCTGCAAATGCGCACTGAGCTGTTGCCCATGCTGATGTCAATGTTGTTATTCCGCACTGACGCGGTTTAATACTAACAACATTTCTATTTGTCGCTAAAGTTTCAAGAAAGACTCTCTGCCTTGGAAAAAGCATAAAAGGAGTCTTTTTACCTTTTGTTGCATCAAAAGTATATAAATATTTTTCAATAAACAATATGCGCGACTTATCAGCAAAACACTTTACGTAATCTTGCAACGCTTCATTCATATCTATCATAACAAATGCATTTTTACTATATAAATATAAAAGTTGGAAACTTTTGATTTGTTTACAACTTTTTATTTCTACTATTCTGCTAATTGTTCCAATCCTTCTAACGCAATACTTATAAATCCATACCTTGAACTATATGAAACATAAACTGTTATTGAAAGGAAATTATATTGCCTATACGTATCTTTTGGCCTATACACTATTTCAGTATTTCCTTCAGATGAATATTCCTCATCAACCACAAATTCACACCTGTGGGCAAATCCGTTTACACCAGTACCCCACCAAAATGTCATATCTCTGGTATCTGAATAGTCAAATTTAATTTCACCACCATTATTTTTAAGATACCTATTTGTTAAATCAATTTCATCGCCAATGCCATTAGGATTTAAATAATCGTTAGTAAGCTCATACATATATGGATAGAATTCGTGGGTTAAAGATGGTAATCCAGAGCCGCCAAAATATACTTTATAATCTAAATGCTTACTTTCATTTACGTCTGCATAATGTGTTGTTACAGTACCATACAATCTACTCATTCCTCCATCATCTCCACTACAAAGAACATTATAAATTCCATATGTATTAAAATTAATTTCAAAATCCAAACTAAACGATAGTGAGGTGTTTAGTCTATGGAGTCCAGTAGTTTCTACTTGTAAATGGTAGTTAGAATAAACGCAATCTGCATAAGTTTGATAAACTGAGAACGTTTTATTACATTGTCCATCTTGTTTAACTGTAATTGTTCCAGTTCTGCCTTCAGAACCTTGTGAATTATCACTTGCAGCAAGAGTAATAATATTACCATCAGTTGTTGCTGTACACCAAGGAACATTAGAAGAAACTGTAATTTCTCCACAAGATGATGCAATCTCTTTTGTTTTTGTGCCACCAGATAATGGGAAAGACACTTGCGAGCCATCAAAACTAAGGTCATCACAAGTACAAGTTACTGGTTGACATTTTGATGCTGCCGGCACTTTACAAGTCATAGAAGCAGAACAGCCATCATCACCTACATATGTTATTGTATATGTGTTATCTGTTTCCCCAGTGTTTTTTGGAAACGTTGCCATACCATCATTAGTGATTGACGCATCATTTGGGGTTATTGTCCACGTTGCCATATTTTATTAATTTTGCGTTTTATTTATAATTTTCACCTTATTTGCATTAAAGATTACATAATTCATTGAGTCATCCGCAGCACCTTCATCCATTTCATTTTCTTGAATAACATAGTTATCAAGTTCTTCTTTTGAAAAGTCTTCGTCAGAAATAAGGCTTTTTTCTATATTTTTTTGCTGAATTTTGTCCTTAAACTTTTGATAATCAATATCATGTTTTATTCCAAAATCCATTTCACTGGCAATATATTTTCCTTTTTTTGTTCCTAATAAAAAGTTTTTTATTGTATCATTAAACTCATCAGTCTGCATTGAACATAACTCTGTAAAGAAAAATGGTATTCTGTTTGTTGAAGATAGAAGCCCTGTTTGGTATTTATTGGTTATGTTTGCATTAAGAAGATTCATCATGCTCATTCCCATTCTTAAATCCCAAGGTTCTGCAACGAGAAAATCCGCCTTTCTTATTATGTACATTGCCTTTTTATTATCTTCGGGCAAACCGTGAGACGAAAAAAGTTCCAAAAACCCTCTGAATGCTTCTCTCAATAAATAAGGAAAAATTATGCCTTGAGCATTTATTTCAGTTTTTTTGTTTCTTTTTCCTATTTTAACCTCAACATATGACATTTGCATTGGATTTTTTTCACTTATGTTTTCTTCCTTAACAAACAAAAGATAATCTGTAATGTCTTTTATTTCTTGCCACAAGCCCCATAAGTCTTCGTTTAAAGATTGAATAGTGTCATACCATTCATCAATTTCTGTTGATAATTGATACGCAATGCCTTGTATTAAAGAATTTATAAATCGCCTTTTAAGTATTACTTTATTGGTTAAATCAACTTCATCCACATCTTCAAAATCATACCCATCAGTTTCAGAATCTCCCTCCGGAAGTATCCTCATCCCTTTTTTTGGCTTAATTTTTCCAACTAATTTACACTTGAATATAACCGTCTCATAAGGAACAGACAATGACATATTAACTATATTTTCGCAAAGTTTCTGCAATTGTGGCTTTATTGGTTCTTCCAATTGCTTGCACAATTTAACTTTTTTGCTTAATATAGATAACAAATAATCTGTATCTTTAGATTCAAGCCTTCCATCTTCGATATATTCATTTATTATGCCATCAATTTCTTCATATTTCTTTTTGATAACATCATATTCAAACCCAAATTCTCCATACGGAGGAAAGGCAGGGTTATCTCCCAATGATGTTCTCTTTGTTGAAATTGCCTTATAAATGAATGGTGCTAACTTTAATCTATTTTGTTGTTCCTCATTAATTAAAACTTTCATTTAAAGGGTTTTTAAAAATTTATCTAATTCTTTTTTATTAAATGTTGTAATCTCAACTAATTTACCATTTCTTTCTGTACTGTTTTGAAGCCTGATTTTTCTTGGTAAAGCAGAAGCCGGTGTTGTATTTAACATTTGTTGGACTTTTGAAACGGCATCTGGAGTGTTTTTAAATGTCATCATTTGACTACCAGTATCACCTGTTGGTAATTTTTTATTAGTATAAGACTGTGTGTCAATATTTAAAGGATTTTTACTTGAATTATACTGATTAGTATTATTGACATCTCTTTGTAATGATGTTGAATCATTATCGTCTTCGCTATTTGAAACGTCCAATGCCGGCTTTTTGTTATTTAATGAGTCTGGAGAAGATGCGTCAGTCACGGCATCCTCATTTAACCTTAATTGCTTTTTTGTAAAAACGATTTTCATAATTAAATTCTTTTTCTATATAAATAATATGAAATTAAAAAAAGGAGTGAATATTCACTCCTTTTAATTATCTTTTACTAACAAATGGATTACGTTTAGTAATTTCTTTATTTGTTATAAACCTTTCATCACGCTTAGTGCCTTTTCTACCATTTAAAAGTTCATCTGTGATTTCTCTAACAATTCTGCTTTCCATCTGAGGCATAGGCTCTTCTGCTTGTGGCTGTTCGTCAGGACTCATTTCGTCTGAAACTTCATCATCACCATCTTCATCGTTGCCTTGCAGTTTTTTGATTACGCTCCTCTTGTCTTTATCACTAAGATAATCAGCAACTTGGGCTGCAATCATATTTGCTGCATATTTGTTCAAATTTCCTTCATCGTTAGGGTTTTCCTCATTATAAGTGTTAAGTGCTTGACTTAATTCTCCAGAGTACTTTTTAACATCTGAACCTGGGCCATTTTCTGAATCCTCTTCATCATCTTGGCCTTCCATATCAGCATCACCATTCATATCGTCCATTGGTGGCATTCCGCCTCCCATATCTCCCATAGGTGGCATACCACCACCCATCATTGGGTCAGGGCCTGCTGGCGGCATCATATCATCGCCGCCAGAATTTGGCACTTTTAAAACGTGTCTTTCACTTATCTGTTTTTTTTTAAAACCCTTCTTACGCTCTCAGCAATAGCGTTATCAATAGATTCTGGGTCTATTTCAAATGGTGCGCCATCACCAATTCTTTCTCCATAAGGATAGTCGTTTTTAACAGAATCGTCATTCATGTCATAATAATCAGGGAATTCTTGTAAATCTTTTGGAGGTAATGACATAACAACTTTTTGATATGCTGGATGCTTTCCAAAGTCATCAAGTTTGTTCATGTTTCCACTAGGCACACGTCCTGCATCGCTAAAAGGCTTCATGCCGCCCTCATTAATTCTTTTTCTTCTTATAGCCTCACGAAGTTTCATTGCGCGATATGCTTTTGACTCAAAAGCGATTTCATCTTCTATTGGTTCATCGTCCATGCCATCTTCATTGCCAAAATCCTCATCTTCTCCGTCAAGGCCATCGTCTTCTCCGTCAAAGTCTTCATCTTCGTCATCGCTATAATCTTCAAAACCTTCGTCATCGCCTTCATCATCGTAAAGGTCATCGTCCTCATATTGTTCATTGCCAAGAGCAGAAAGAACTTGGTCTAATTTATCTTCTATTGAAGTTATTCTGTCTTCTAGGTCACCGCCTACAGCATCTTCGCCGCCCAAATCCAAATCATCATCTTCCATTTCAAGTTCATAATCTGTATCTGAATCACCCTCTGTATCATCAAGTTCATCATCGGCATATCCTCCTTCTCCGTCAAAGCCATCGTCTTCTCCGTCAAAGCCATCTTCTTCTCCGTCCAATGTGTCATCACCTTCGCCACCTACTAATTCTGTATCGTCCTCAAGGTCGCCATCTCCTTCCAAATCATCAATTGCTTCGTCAATTTGTCTTCCTTCTCCTGCGTCAAATGGCTCATCATCACCAATTGGGCCAACACCTGGCTTTGGAGAATTCTGATTATCAGGAGTATAAATCATTGATGTATCTTCCTCGTGGATTGTTCCTTGCTTTTCATAGCCAGAACGTGTAACTTTCTTGTCACCATCATCTATATTTCTTGCTTCTGGGCCGTCAAATGGCGCACTGTCACCAATTTCTGTTCCATGAGACTTATCCATATAGTCATCATTACCACGATTCCATCCTAACACTTTATCACTTGCTTCTTTAAGGTCTGTGTTTTTAGTTGTTGCTTGTTTATATCCCTTGTTTGCCTTTTTAGCGTCACCAGATTTTTCAGGTTTTTCATTCATAGTAGCCTTCTGAGAATCAGCAAATTCTTTATCTGGATTAATACAGAATGGATTGCTTCCGCACTCATTAACTTCATTAATTGGCTTTATTTCTTGTGGCTTGCGATTAAAGATTTTGGATGCATTTTCCATGATTTGTCTTTCACGGCTAATCTCCTTTTTCATCTTATCAGTAGCCTCAACGGTCAATTCTTCTTGTTTGTCTGGATTCCAAGACTCAACAACAATGTTTTTACCGTTTCCGTATGCTTCAGCCAAAGACCTCAATTTGAAATCAAAATTTTTCTGAGCACCAGCAAAACTTGTATATTCGTGGTCTTTTCTGTTTCTAAATCCTCCAATGTATTCGAAATTTTCTGCCAATACATTATCTTTTACTGAAGAAACTTTGATGTAGAATTTAGTTCCTTCACGTACAATGCCATAAAGTTTACCATCAGCACCAACTTTTGTATATTCAACACCTGAATATGGCTGTTTTTTATTTTCATTTAAGCCATAAGTCATAAGTTGCTTCATTCTGTTAAACTGGCTGTTCATGTTTTTGTTATTATTCATCATGATTACTAAATAATTTTTTTCTTATTTTTATATAAATATTAAACATTTATAAAAAATATATTTTTAATGTTTATTTATTATTTCTTCAATAGCCAAATCAGCAACTTTATACAACTTTTTAATATAATAATAATACATATCCCACATTTTGCTATACACTTTAATTGCAGTATTAATTATATTATAATCATTATTTTCACCTTTTTTCCATTTCAAGCCGAAAACATTTTTACTTCCA